GCTACGCTACTCAGGGTATTCAAACGCCACAAGGTGTACAACTTGCTGACCCCGGCAAAGTACCAACAAGTGAAATTGTCGGTCAAGCTATTGGATACCGTCCTGCGGCATTGTCCAAGGCGCAAGATTTAGCAAATCGAGGTATGGTTATTGAGAAAAAAATTGCTATGGAAAAGAAAGGTTTGGAGAAGCAATACAAGGATAATTTTCGTAAGTCAGTTGACCCCACCATACCCTCTTCAGCGCAGGAACGCTTTGGTGACAAATGGATAGAAACGCTTGATAAAATTATTGACTTCAATCTGCGTAACTCAAAAAATCAAATTGACTTAGAAACGCTTAGCGACGCTAATGCGGAAAACATTAACAAAATTCAACGTAAAGAAATTTTTGGTGGCGTTGACATCAACGAAAAGAATGTTGAACTTCTCGGCCCCTTGTCCAACGAAGCTGAGAAAGCTTTGTCGGTATACAACAAGCCATAAAAAACCCCCGCACATAGGCGGGGGGAAGAGGAGGTTGGAAGGAGCTAACTTCCGGAGACATGGCAACTGCTTACCATCGGCATAGTCTACATCAGACACGCCAAACTCGTAGCCCTTTAATGCCGTCTACGATCACAACTTTTGTAACAGTGGGTATCTTCAACCTTTTTGTAACAACGGCTACAGTTTCCCGTGCCGCTTTGTGGTCTATGCAGGGTACAAAAAATGAATGGCCGACTCGAAACTTTGACCAATCAATTTGATATGACACTGTCTCGATTTTCATTTAAACCCAACATCTCGTCCATGCGCAAAAACTCAGAATGAGATGCGTCAAACTTCAACGTACGCACCGCAGGGGACGCAATCTTCATACCCTTAGACATGCGCTTGTTAATTGCCTCAACAAAGATTTGCAAGTCGGTTAACTCTTTGAGCAGCGTTTTGTAGTTGACCTGCTGTTTTATGCAGAACTCTTTGAACTGTTTGGCGGCTACGTAGATGTGCTTCGTGTCTGGCTCGTAGCGTACCAGCAACTGTAGCTTGGGTTCCTGTAAAGGTAGCGCCAACATATTACTTCGGGCATCCACCTCTTCATTAACCACCAAAGTATTGACGGCATGGCTATCGAGGAATTCACCAAGGGTAGCAATCGGGGTTGACTGCGGGGGCTTTACATCGTGGCGCATTTCGCCCAACATGACCTTTAGCCATTCGTACACCGCAGTCATATCAAATTCGTGTAAGCCAAGGTGACGGGCAATCAAACCACCAGCAATATTACAAGCGGCGGTAGCCGACCAATAGCGTTCCCGTGAGGTGAACTGAACTTCCTTATCCAGTCGGGCTTGCACTTTCTTTATCAAGTCCTTGGTGTACTCTAGGTTGTTCACCAACCATGTAAGGTATATCTCGCCTGCGTGACCATAGTTCTCGTTGAGTTGGTGGTCAAACATCTCCTTGCCCTTGGCTACGCCGATCAAGTCATTGGGTTCTATCTTGTACTCAAGTAACCGTACGGATTCACCGTCCGGGCTATTCTTCAACGCAGTCAACTTCTCGTAAAAGCTGGCATTAGCCGAGCACAAAGTCATGTTTTGCCATGAGGCGTTGTTGGTGCGCAGTGCGTTCTCTGAACCTTTTTGACGGTTCTTGCCCCGACCATGACTGATGCCGTATGCCAAGTCAGAGAAGTCCTTGGGGGTCATGTTGGTGATCTCGTCAATCGTGTTGGGGATATTGTTCATTACCCCTAGCTGTGTCATCTTGGCGTTGAGCGTATCCTTCTCAATCGACATAAGTTCGTAGGGCATACCGTACACACTGTTACACATGCGCAGAATCGTCGATTTTCCTGATCCGGCATATTCGTAGATCACGTTAATGATCGAGCCCTTCAATCCAGTGAACTTCATTAGTGGAGCGCCAAACGCGGTTAAGGCTCCAAAAGCGTGGGGCTCCATGCCCTTTAGTGCGTACAAGTTGAATACTTCCTTCCACTTGTCTATGTCACCCTTCTCGTGAACCTTCTCGGCAAAGAACTCGGTCGTTGACGATGATGGGCTGTAGAACGTACCGTCTTTGGTAATTTCTTTGTTGCCCATAATGAATTTGCTGTCTCCCTCAACCCATCCAAATTGTGTTCTCATAAGCTCTGCTTTCTTTGTATATTGCAAATTTTTTACCGCCGTAACGACATACGTTGCAAGACTTTCATATTGCTTGTAGTGCGCCATTACGCCCTGCTGGGCAAGCTGTTTGCGCAGCTCGTCCTTCGATGAAATAGCCGCAGTGGTTATCGCAAACTCTTTCACCCCGTCATGGGGTAAGTGGAGTCTGAACAACGCCATTTCACCCAACTCTTTATCTCTCATGCGCTTGAGTACATACAAGTCATGCTCGTACACCATTGCTGGCGCTTCTTCGGAATCCTTGGGCGGGCGAACATACACGCCGCCTTTTTTACCCCTGAAGAACGGGAATGGGTACTCAGGTATTTGGTGTGTCTCAACACCCTCTTCAGTTTCAACCTCTACTTCGTTGTCATCTTCTGTTGCTTCTGCTATCTCTATACCCAACACAATGGGTGAGGTGATCTTGCCTTTGTGCGGACAGCCATCACAACCACCGGGGTTGCGCTCTTCAAATGTTGTGCAATGGTGTGGGCCACCGCGCTTGCGGATATTCCTAAGCTTGTTGTTTACCTCGGCTGGGTCATATTCAGGGTGGGCGCTTGACATCTTGTGCGCCGCTTTGTCTCCATCTACGCAGAAAGCAGGAATTGACAACGCCGACATCCACAGTGGCTCATCAATTTCGGCTTGATTTTGAAATACGTAATTCAGTTGTGCACAGCCATCCTCACCTTTGAGCATGATGGTCTTGAACCGCTTGACCTTGTTACCCAACAATGCTTCCATCATTGGACTCATGGAAGAGGGTATGAAGTCCGGCACTTCTTCTTGTTCTTGTTTTGGCTCAGGTGCGCCCAGCAGTTCACGCAGTTTTTCAACCGACAGCCTCGGCGAAACCTCGTTCCAAACACTGACTGGCTTGGGCTCCAAACCTTTCTTCACGTTCATTGACTCGGGCACACGAAGAATCCGCGATGCTTCAAACACCTTGTCATCAACGATCAAGTCATGTTCTTTGCACAGTTGTTTTAGTTGCTTGGCTAATGGCTCCCATTCTTTGCGGGGCAACATCTCTTCAAGCAACCAGTAGGCATGAACACCATTGCCGGAGTTCACCAAAATTGGTCTAGATAAGCCGACTGTTTTGCAAAACTTCTTAAGCTCTTCCAGCCCTGTCTGCTGGTCTAGATAGCCCTCGATCTTCCCTTTGGAATTCGGTACACCCTTGGTCGGGCCGCAATCAATATCTAGCCATAAGGCTTGGACAAAGGCTACGTTCTCGTGTGTCCTGTCATCGGCTGGGCCAAACTTGGCGCAACCAAAATACACATTGACCTGCTTGGTGTTGAACTCCTGAATGAGTGTCTCGGCTTCTTCCCTTGTGTCTGCAAAACGCTGATCAACATATTTACCTATGCCAACTATGCAGTACCGTCCCTCCGTGGGTAGTACGGTGTCGAGCAAGTCAAATGTGGACATTGTTTATTTGCGCTTTTTATGCCGTGCCATGAAACGCTCTATCTGTTCGGCGTAAGTTGGAGACGGAGTGAACTCACCCCAAAACCAGTTGTAAACCGTCATGCGGCTCACCCCTAGCTCTACTGCCACTCGCGTAGCAGTAATCTCCCGCTCGATACAGAAGCGACCCAAAGCTACGCCCAAAGATTCAGCATCGGCTTTTTTGTTGGCGTCAACTAACTTTTGGCTGTAACCATAGGTCATGCGTTACTCCTCTTCCGTCCAAGCCGCTACCACTGAGTCCAAACTTTTCTTGGATGCGGGTGTGGCTTCAACAGCTTTCTTGGATTCACGCTTCTTAGGCACTTCAATTGGCTCATCATCTTCGGCATCAGCTTGGATGGCTTTGGCTTTGGGGGCCTCGGCTTTAGGTGCTTCCAACTTGGGTGCACGACCTGACACATCAGCTTGATATGGGGTCATGGTGACCATCTTGTGCACTTCGGGGAGCGCGGCTACTTTGCTCGTAACTGTGTGTTCGCCTTTGTTGATGAAACGCGCTGGCGTAAACAAAATAGACTGGTTGTCGTTGTCTTCATTGAAGCTCAACTGGGTAACAACGTAGTCCAAGCTCTTGCCATTGTTAGACAAGTATTTGGTGTAGCTCTCAAAGGGGTGAGTGTTGTCACCGACACTGTCACCAAACAAAGACTTGGAAGCCAAGTTCATCTGATACACAGAACCTTCAAGCGAAGTACCAAAGTCCTCTTCCAATACCACAGCGATGCGGCGTGAATAGCGGCAGGCTTTAGAGTTACCCATGCCCGAACCTTTGATGTTTTGCTCGCATGAATCACAACGGTCAGATTGCTTGTTAGCGGAACCAGCATCAGGCGCACTACCATCATTAGAGAAACAGTCAGGCGCAGTTGGCTCAGCGTCGGCACTCCATTGCTTTGCGTAGAAAATACGCCCAACTTTGGGGGAAGCATTGACAACGACAACATTCAAGTCGCCTTTGACCTTACCCATTTCTTCGCCGCCCACAACCTTACGGAAGATTCCGTTTTTAGGGACGATTCGTTTAACGCCAGTACGACCAGCAAGTTGTTTTGTAAGCTCACTGACTCCAGCGTTTTGCAGAAAGTCGGGGAGGTCTTGGTTTAACAAAGTAATGTTGCTCATTTTTCAATTTTCCTTAGAACGTCTAACTACCACGGTATATTGATTTTCGACATTCAAGCCTCTCGGCAGAAGGTCAGGATTCTCAGAAAGAAATTCCTTCATGTGTGTTTGATGAAGTCGTTTCTCTAACAGGCCAAATGCACCGGTCTCCTCAATGAAGTCGTACATCGAATCCCAATCATTTGTCCAGTACCGTGATTTAACCGAACGAATGATCGTGCCATGTTTTGTGCGGATGCTGTCAATACCCTGTTCTTTACAGGTGCTCAACATCTGTGTTTCAAGTACGCCCATCTGCTCATCAAGATCAGCGACTTTTGTTTTGTAGGTTTCTGTGAGGTCATCCTTGGCATCGCGTATCCTGATGTAGATAGCGGCAAGTTTGTCGAGTGGTATGGAAGAAGTGGTGACTTCGTCCTGAACTTCTAATACGTCCATAGTTAGCTCCAGTTGTTTTGAGGTTTTAGTTTAGCACAGAACTTGACATTGTCAAGTGCTTTCAGAAATAATTTCTTGCTTGTACAAATCAATTATTTTTGTGTGGTGTGCGATGTTGCCCCGCAAGTGAGCGTACATCTTTGTCTCTATCGGACTGCCTGTTATATGCACGATTGTCATTGGGTTAACTTGACCGGGTCGGTCAATTCGAGCATTGGCTTGTAAGTATGTTTCTACACTTGAGCACGGAGCGTACCAAATAATTGTGTCGGCGGCAGTTAGGGTAAGCCCGTGAGATGCCGCTTGTGGCTGGATGATGAGCACCTTTGGATGGGCGTGGTCTTGGAACTGCTGAACCAAGGCCGAGCGTTTGTTAACACTCACACTCCCGTTGATGACTTCACAGCTTATGCCGTGCTTGTTCAGGTGTCTTTCTAGGAGTTCGATGGTGTGGGTAAAGGGTACAAACACCAGCACTTTGTTGTTAGTCTCGTCAATGACTTCCTGCACCACGTTTAATCTGCCAGATACATCAAACTCAAGCACTTCTTTAGTATCCGTATAGACTGCACCACCGGATATTTGAAGCAGCTTGTTAATTTGTACGGCAGCATTGACCGCAGAAATTTCTTCTCCGTCGGCTTCAATCAACATCTGCTTCTTGAGTACGTTGTAGTACTTGATCTGCTGGGGTGACAGTGGGGCATCACGGTCAATAAATGTCAGAGGAGGTAGGTCAAGGCACTCCTTCTTCTCAAACCGAATGGCTGGTTGAAGTACTTTGTGGACAATGTGCTTGGACTCGGGGCGAGGTAACCAGCGGTACTGCCCAACCTTAATCATCACGTTGTCTCTGAACTGCCCAAAGAACATAGGTATGCCATCGGGGTTCACCAGCTTTGCCAATCCGTAAGCATCCACAGGCGACTGCGCGGCGGGTGTTCCAGTCAACATCCATAACCCGCGTATAACTTTTGTTAGGTCACGCAAGTCTTTCCACCGCTCGGTCTGAGCATTCTTATACGCTGACGCTTCATCTACCACAATCAAATCGAACCCACCCTTAAGCAGTTCTTTCTTAACAATCCCAACCCCATCAAAATTGATGACGACAAATTCTGACCCCGCATTAATGATCTCTTTGCGTTTCTTAGCCGCCCCATGTGCAACCGATACTGTGCGATGGATTGCGAACTTGAACAAGTCCTGTTGCCATGCCGACTTCATGATTGACAAGGGGCAAATCACTAACACTCGTTTCACTAATCCTCGTTGCATCAAATAATCAACTGCCCAAATCACTGATGCTGTCTTACCTGTCCCTTGCTCGTTAAAGCAGAACGCCTTGTTGTTGGTCGTTAGGAAATCGGTTGTAGTCTTCTGATGCTCGAACGGTGTGAACCCGTGGGGACGGGGCCACTCATACTCTGATAAGTTCATTTTTTCTTTGGTTTGTTAGTTTTGACGGTGTGATCTGAATTGCGGCTGAATGAACGATTGGCGCTTGGGGTTTTGAGCTTAAGATTTCCTGAAGCATTGCTCCCCCCTTTGGACAAGGGAACCACATGGTCGATGTCTTTTCCAGTACGGTCAACGCCCTTCTTGTCCATCTCACTTCTTGCTCGTTGGCGTTCAAGGCGTGTATCAGATTCACCTCTTGTTTTTTGCTGTTCATATTCTTTTTTGTAGGGGCGGGGTTTGTTTACGTATGGCATATTTAACCTTTCAAAAACCTTTTGGGCTAATTTTTTCTCTGCACCTGCTTAAGGTTGAACCAAGCATTTGGCCCACGAACTTTCATTTTATAGCCCAAGTACAAAGCGGCGCAAATAAATTCGCCGTTAGCTATGTACTTGCTAAAGTAGCGCTCCACATCATGCTTTAGCCCATAGCTATTTTGGTTTTCATTTATTGTTTTACGTCTCTCCAACCCATCAACAATAAATAGCCATTGGATGCACAAATCCACTGCTTCAGGGCGTATATCCCCTTCGCCACCAAAACCAAATTGCGTCAATGCTGGATTTTTTTGTTGTACATCTTTAATAATTTTTTCTAGTTCATGTACCTCCATAAATTGCCTCCCATTTTCCGTCGTCAATTAGCATATACATAACATCGGCTTTCCCGCCAACGTAAGTAAAAATTACTGTGCACTCAGGGTCTACGGATGTAAAGCAATTTATGGTGCTGGTCATATCGGGTGCATTCATCTCCGGTAGATGCAACTCTCCGGCTCTTTTGTCTACGTCGATAACAATTTTGGAAATATTACACATTACATCCCAACCGTTTTCTGTTAGTCCTTTTTTCATTTTTAACTCCTGTTGTATTCACATGATTTCACTGCGCAAAACTTGCACAGTGGGCCTTGTATGGGATTCCACACCCCGTTCTCCAGTGCGGCTTCAATTCGCGCCACATCTTTTGTTGGTTTTTCTAGGTACTTTGGCATCATTTCCCTGTGGTGTTCAGCCTGTACAAACTCCTTAGAGACAGTGAAGATCAAAGCGGATTTCACTCGCTTGATCTCCGGAAATTTGGCGAAAAGCCCACAAGCCACAAGATCGAGTTGCTTTACGTCCGCATATCTCGCATTCTTGCTCGTCTTGTAGTCTGCTGAGTAGGCAAGCCCCTTCTCCTGATTGATAACTACCAAGTCGGCTATGCCATGCCACCAAACATTCGGAGCACTGAATTCGCAAGCCTCCAAATCCTTGGTCAAGCCCAACTTCACTTCGCATAGTTTTTCCCCCTCAATGTTCTTCAATACATCTAATGTGTCTTGCATGTAGTCGAACGCTGGCGGGATTGGCTTGTCGTCCCGAATGTATTCCTCTGCCACAGTATGAGCAGTCTTGCCGTACAGCGTTGCCGTTGTATCAGGCTCAACAATGTCCTTGACTATCTTGGTGTGATAGTACTTCTTAGGGCATTGCTCAAATGTTTTCAGGCTACTGAACGACCACACAATACTCATTTAACAGTCTCCATAAGATTTGCCATACCCTGCTTCGCAGTTCAGAGGTAACTCGGATGCCCACGACGGGCGTAGGCGCATACACAATTCAACGTACTCCTTAGCTGTTTCAGCCTCGGCCTCCGGTGCAATGCAAGCCACGGCGTCATGAACGGTC